GACTCTGACCAGTCCCATTCAAAGTTCCAACCGGCATCTCTATTTGCTTGATGTATGTAAGGGTGTATTTCTTTGTATATCCATCTATCAGCCATCCAAACAATATCAGATTTTCTTTTCTTCTGCATATTGTTGAGGTCTTTTTTAGACATCTTACCATTTTGTCTATTATAGCCACCGGTAACGGCCATCTCGGCTTGATGTTGTTTACCATATGCGATTATTTCATCACATAGTTTTGGTGATAATGCTGATTGAAAATAGTAATAGTAATTTTTCAAATTCATTTTATATGTTCCTCGTTTTCAAAATTATATAGTATATATAACAGTTTTAATTACTGATACTTGTATCGTATAATAACAATTCCTTTACCGCCGTTTGCTCCATCAGCACTTCTTGGATTTCCTGCTCCACCTCCTGAACCTCTATTAGCACTTCCTGCTGATTTAGTTGTATCATCTCCAACGCCATCTCCAGCACCAAATGTATTAGAAACTCTAGTTCCAGGAGGAGTTACGATTCCACCCTCACCACCATTAGCCATAGCTGCTGGCGCCGGTCCAGTAGTAGGTCCACCAGATCCACCTCCACCACCTGCATAACCTACAGGAGATCCTGAAATAGAAGTTGTTTGACCAGCTCCACCGTCTCCACTATTACAACCTGGCATACCTGGTCCACCAGCACCTCCGCCGCCACCGCCTCTTGCGTTACCCCAAGGATTGTTTGCATTTCCACCACCACTTCCTTGAGATGGACTTACAGGTGGAGTATTACCTGTTCCTCCTCCAATTGTTACATTTGCTGTAGGTGAATTTCTGTGAGAAGCTCCACCACCTGATCCTCCTGGATTACCTTGTTGACAAGTTGCTGCTCCACCAGGATTATTTTTTGAAGCTCCACCTCCACCACCAGTAGATGTAATTGTTGAAAATACTGAATTTGAACCATCTCCACCATTACAAGAATTACAAGTGCCATTTCCCCCACCACCAACTGTAATTGGATATGTTGTTGCTGTTACTGTAATACCACAAACACCTGATCCTAATGGACTTATTGTATAACAACCTGAAGCCGCACCTGAAGATTCTCTATAACCTCCTGCTCCTCCTCCACCACCACCATCTATTAAATCAGGACCTGGTAAAGATGCAGCACTTCCTCCCATACCTCCTCCACCAGCACCAGCGACTACTAGATAATCTACTACATTTGGACCTGAACCTACGCCACCAGCACAAGATACAACAAAACAACCATCACCTGTAAAAGTGTGTATTTTATAATCACCTGATGTTGTTATAGTACCACCTGTAGCAGTAATATATGTAGAAAATTCTAAATCTGCCACATTTGACTCAACTGTATATAACCAACCTTTGGTTGCGTCAGAATAAACTAATATTAAACTTGCTCTATTTGTACTAATTAATGAGTCGTTAGCTACACCTTGAATATTGTTTCCGTTTCTTCCTATTGTAAGATTATTTGACCCAAACGTACCAGCGTAATCTTTAATGGCAATCTTGTCACCTATACTTGGTGAGGCAGGAAGAGTAACTGTATGTGTGTTACTTGTAGTATCAATAAAATATCCTTCTCCAGCAACGGCTGTGTTAGAACCACCTGAAGCAGTAATCACAGACTGCCAAGAAATATCTTTAACTGACGCTGAAGCGCCTAGTGAAACAGATGTTCCATTAACTGTAATACTTGAATTAACCAGTTTAGCGTTAGTTACTGAACCGTCTTCTAAATCAGCAGACGCTACTGAACAATCTACAAGTGCTTTTGAACCTATTTTTGAAATTGCCATATCTTAAATCTCTTTCTTACTATTTATATCATTTCCTTATTGAAATTTGTATCGTATTATAACGATTCCTTTACCGCCAGTTCCACCTGGTCCATATGCTAATCCACCGCCGCACACAATAGTTCCAGCACCACCACCTCCGCCAGTATTAGCTGTTCCAGAAAACCCAACTTTATTAGTAGGACTAATTCCATTTACTCCATTACCACCGCCTCCAGGACCTCCTGTACCAGCTGTTCCAGCAGAACCAGCTCTACTATCTGTAGCGCCACCTCCACCACCAGCATATGTGACAGGTGAATTTGTTATTGAGTTAGCTGTTCCAGCACCACCGTTCCCAGCAATATTTGGTCCTGGTGAAGGTGAACCTGGCGCAGAAGAACCTCCTCCGCCTCCACCACCTCTATCACCAATACCTGGTCCTACTCTAGCAGAACCTCCAGGATTTCCTTGAGGAGGACTTACTGGTGGGGTATTTCCCGCTGATCCTGTGTTAGTAGGAGAACTTGCCATACCGCAACCTCCTCCAGAACCTCCTGCTGTTGAGTCATTAGCAAAACCACCTCGTCCACCACCATTAGATGTTATAGTTGAAAAAATTGAATTTGAACCAGATGAATTAGATCCACCACCACCCACAGTTATTGGATAAGTTGTTGCTGAAATTGGAAAGGCACCAGCATTACAACCAGGACTAGGAAAAGTTGTACGATAGCCTCCAGCACCGCCACCACCACCATAAGGATTTCCTCCACCTCCACCTGCGACTACAAGATAATCAACATTTGATGGACCACCAGTTGGAACTATTGGAGAGTTTCCTAATGTGGAAACTACAAAACAACCATCGCCTGTAAATGTGTGAATTTTAAAGTCACCTACAGTAGTTATCGTACCACCTGTAGCACTTGTGAAAAATGGTTTTACTAAATTACCTACATTATGTTCTTCCCAATATAACCAACCTTTTGTACTATCTACATACACTAATACTAAACTAGCACGATTTGTAGATATTAAACTATCATTGGCAACACCTTGAATATTATGTCCGTTACGACCTATAGTAAGATTGTTTGTAGCAAATGTACCAGCGTAATCTTTAATGGCAACAAGGTCACCGATTGAAGCAGAACTTGGTAAAGTAATTGTGTGAGTGGCAGATGTTGTATCTATAAAGTAACCATTTCCAGCGACTGCTGTAGTTCCTGTTGAACCGTCTGCTGTGACAACTGATTGCCAACTTACACTTAAATTAACACTATCGGAGCCACCTAATGAAATAGATGTACCATCAAAAGTAAATGATGAATTAGTTAATTTTGCGTTTGTAACTGTACCTGGCGCTAAGTCTACCGTAGCGACTGATCCGTCTTCTATACCTTTTGATCCTACTTTATTGATTGCCATATCTATATTTATTCATCTCCGTCTGTGCTAGGGTTATAGTTTTTTGCGTCATTAAACGTTGTAATTGTTGTTGTAAATCCAAAGTCATCATCAGCGTCAGCTGTTGTTGGATCAGGTACAACTATAATTCTTTCTTCTCTTGTTGATTCAGGTAAATCTGTATATAGATCAGATTGTACTTCTTTAATAACTTTTTGAGTTGTAGCAGGTCCAAATAGATACGTTTTAGCAGTAAATTCTAATGTGTAAATAACAGCCCTACGTTTTGTAAAATCACTAGTATAACTGTCTTCATAATCAATTCTATTTAATACAATTGGTACATCTCTTTTAATATTTAAACTTGGTATAGCATTAATCGTTACTGTATAATCTGGTTGAAAAAATGGTAAAATTTGTTCTATAATCTGTAACCCACCTTCTGCCGTTGCCGTAAATGAATTTAGTCTAAAAGATATATTATAAGGAACTGGCATATAATTATAATCCATAATTTTACCCTCGGCACCTGTTTTAACTCTTTTAAATTTTTGAACTCTTGTAAGTTTACGTGTGCCATCATAAGAGATACCCGATATTTCAAAACCTAATCGTGGTAAGGTAATCGCAAACTCTCTATTATTTAAACTTGGTTGTTGGTCTAATCGTACTAAAAACTTTTCTTTAGGACCGTAGGCTAACGGTACTCTAATAGATTGAACTACATTACTGTTTGCGTCTTTTCTTTTAATTTGTATATTATTAAAAATCTGACCAAAAGCGATGGTCATTTTTCTTAATGATTCGTTGTAAAAAAAGTTTCCAAACATTTTATAATCCGTTGTCTAAATCGCCAAAGGGATTTCTTTCCGTAAAATCTAATATATCATCTGTTGTTGATGATGTATCAAAACCTGCTTGATTGTCTAAATCATTATTATCAGCATATGGTGACTGCGTTTGAATATTGTAAGTTTCTAATAACATATAATTAGTTTCACCACTTACACTATCATTTTCTAAAATAATAGATCCTGTTTCTGCTTCTAAAGATACCTGATGTTCTAATTGATCTAATGTATATCTATCTTCAGCAGTATCAATGTCAGTAATACCTGTATTTAATCTTTCTGAACTGTATTCCCAACGTGTAACTCTTAATTTATAAACTGGTAATTGACCGAGTTGAAAGAACGGTTCCTGATCTTCAACAAACAAAATTTCAAAAAAACTATTCATCAAAGGCATATAAATGATGTCGCCTTCGTTTGGTCTTCCATCAGCAATTAAGTTATGTAACGAATCAACCTTTTCATTAAATCTTCTTTTAGAAATCATAAAAGTAGTATCTTCTCGTATTTCTAAACCAAACTTATTAATAATTTCTTGCTCGCCAGCAAAACCTTCTGTTGATTCCATATAAGCTTCTATCAAATATGAATCATCAAACTTACTTAATGTATCTTCACCAAGTATTAAATCTCTATTAACAAGTGTTCTCGGAAGATAGTAACAGTCGTGTCCGTAAATTTTTAAACCCTCTATGATAAGATCCTCATAGAGTCTTTTTTCGTTGGTATTACCTATACCGTTGCCGTTTTGGAAGTAATGGTTAACGCTCACTATGCTACCCTACCTATTTTTCTAAAACCATTAATCTCTTTTCCAAAATTAAATGTAGAAAAAGGTTTTATATCATTATTTCTACAAAACTCTTTTAAATTTTCAATTATTTTTTCTTTACCGTTATGTAAAATTTTCCATTTAAACTTTTTAAAAGATTTACCTTTATGACTAATGCTTAAATTTTTACAATGTTGTTCTGATTTTTTTTTACCTTTTAATGATAATGAAATTTTTTTACCTACTTCAGGTCTTTTTTTACCCCAATTTGGATTATTTTTTCCTGTAAGTTTTTCACTAATTATTTTTTTAGTTTTTTCAGAATGTGTTTTACCATAAAAAGGATTTAACTTACCAACTCTTTTTTTGTTTGATTCTGAAATTAACTTGCTTTTTTCTTTAGGTGTAATATTCATTCTTTGAGCAATTAAGTGACAAGCTACCCAATCACCTTGTTTTTTATGTATATTATAATGTTCTTCTATTGTAACTAATTTTAAATTTGTAATTTTATTATCTTTATGATTGCCGTTGATGTGATGTATTTCATAAGACCTACCATTTAAATCTTTAGGAATAGGACCATAGTGTTTTTCCCAAACTTTTCTATACTCTCTATTATCCATATCATTATCCTATAAGCATTGCCGGATTTAATTCAAAACTGGATCTGATTTCTTGTTCTAGTTTTTCAATTTCTTGTATAGCTTCCTGATAAATTTGTGTTCCATTTAGTGTAACACCTCCAACCATAGTTACACCTGCAAACTTTGATAAATTTGCTCCCCAAGTTCTTTTAAATAAGGCTGTTACATATCTTTTTAAATATATGTCATTATACACATCTGTATAAACTGTGGGATCTAATTTTCTATAACATTCTATTACAATCCACTCATCTGTTTCTAAATCGTTAGACCAATCCATATCAATATACAATCTATTATCGTGTTGATTAAATCGTATTGGTTTTTCACCAACAAGTACGTGATCTAAAAAATCTAAATGTCTTAATACAATATCATAATTGATTACAGACGTTGAAGAAAAATCATAAAGATCATTTAATCTTAACTGATAACGTACATCAAATAAGTTTAGATTACCTTTATCTGAAAATGGAAAAATATTGATAACAGATATAACTGTTTCAGGAACAACAAGATAGTTGTTATCTTCATACCAAGTTGTTGATACAGAATTTTTAGTTGCTGTTTCTGTTGAAGGATTTATAGCAGCCAAACGTGTTTTATCAGCAGCTGTTAATTTGTATTTAAGATAGGTTCTTCTAATACCATCATAATGATATTGAGCAAAATACTGTAACGCTTCATCTATTCTATCTTCTAGTTGGTCGTCATCTACGTTAATCTCAATGACAGGCTTTCCTAGTGTTCTTAAAGCGTATTGTTTTAATTGTTCTCTTGTAGCTGGCGTTGCCATTATTAACCTCTATAAATGTTTACTACTATTTATAATAAAAATAGTGTGTTATCCAAGTGCAACAGCTTGTGCGATAGCGAAGGCAGTTGACGCTTTTGTGTCTATTTGTGTTTGAATATTTGAAGTTACACCATCTACATAATTTAATTCTTCAGGAGTTGCCGTAATTTGAGTTGTACTCGCTGCCGCTAAAACAGGAAGAGTACCAGAAACGTTAGGTAAATTGATTGTTCTATCAGCCGTAGGATCAATAACTCCTAAAGTTGTTTCAAAACTATCTGCTGTTGAGCCTTCAAACGTAAATGAATTTGTTATTTCTATTGTAGTTGAATTAACAGTTGTTGTTGTTCCATTTACAGTTAAGTCACCTGTTACTGTTAAGTTGTTTCCGATTGTAACATCATCTGGTAAACCAACTGTGATTGTACCTGAACTCTCACCTACTTCAACTTCATTTGCTGTACCAGAGAAAGTTATTGTACCACCTAAAGATGTTGCCGTAGATGTTGAACCGTCTGTAACCGTTATACTTGAATTTGTTAAACTTGAATTACCAATATTTGATAATGTATTTGAAGCACCACTTATTGTTTTATTTGTAAGTGTGTCCGTTGTATCTCTACCTACTAACGTATCAGTTGATGTAGGTAAAGTTAATGTGCCTGTATTTGAAATAGATGAAATAACAGGAGTTGTTAAAGTTTTGTTTGTTAAAGTATCAGTAGTATCTCTACCAACTAAAGTTGTAGTTGACGTAGGAAGTGTAATTGTTCCTGTGTTTGAAATTGATGAAATAACAGGTGTTGTTAAAGTTTTGTTTGTAAGTGTTTGACTAGAATTTAATAATACAATTGAAGCCGTATCTGATAAGTCAGTTGAAGCAATTGTAATATCACCTGTTCCATCAAATGATTGTCCTGCTATTGATCTTGCTGTTTCTAATGCCGTTGCTGTATCAGCATTACCTGTAATATCTCCTGTGATGTTACCTGATACGGTACCTGTGATGGTACCAGTAACATTTAAAGCACCTGTAATACTTAAACCATCATTGATAGTAATTAAAGATGAATCAGATGATGATATAGTTGAACCTGAAATTTGTATTGTTGAACTTTGAATAGCACTTGTCGTATTACCTAAAAGTATTGAATTGGCTGTATGTGTTACGGCACCTGTACCACCGTGTTCTACAGGTACAAATTCACCTGTTTGATATTCTGCTAAACCTGTGGCTGTTCCACTTTCGTTAAAGACTGTTCTTATCGGTGTTTTTGCTACCATATGTTATTCCTTAAAAGAAAAATAATGTATTTCCTTGTGATGACCCTAAAACTGTTCCATTTGCTAAAGTAAATTGTGCCACAACTTTATCAGGATCGGCTTTAAAATCTAGTTTTGTTGCTTGAGTATTTAGACCTAATGCTTTTGTAAAAAATGGAACAGCCTGAACTGGCGATCCATCTTCACCTGCTAAAGCAAGTGTCTTTGTAACTCCGTCAACAACTTCAACGTTAGAGTTAAGTGGTAATGTAGCACCGCTAGCAGATATACTTATTTGACCTGTTCCGTCAGATGATATAGTTGAACCACCTAAATTAATTGTACTACCACTTAAATATAATTCAGCCCAACGTTTATCTGTTGATCCTAAATTTCTTGTGTTAGTAGCGTCAGGTAATATATCTTCACCAACTGATGATAAATCAACACTTGAACCATCATTAAAATTAGCAACAGTAACAACACTGCCACCATTTCTCATATAAACTATTTTATCAGTTATATTAACTGCTACTTCGCCGTCTTCTAAATCACCTGTAGTCGGCACAGCTGACGCTGTTGTAGACCTTTTAAGTTTTATAACTGTTGCCACTTATTAATCTCCTAAATTAATAATTAATTAAAATGTTCCACCATCAATTGTCGTAACTGTAACGGCACCAGATGTAACTGTAAAGTTATCAGCACTAAATGAAGCAACACCTTTGTTTGAAGTTGTTGCTAATTCAGCAGCAATTGTTAACGTATCTCCTGATTGTGATGTATCAATACCTTCACCGCCAGATACAGTGATTGTATCTCCTAAATCAATGTCTTGGTTTCCACTATCTGTAGTAAAGTTAATTATACTATTTGATAATGAAGCATTACCAATGTTTGATAATGTGTTTGAAGAAGCGTCAATTGTTTTGTTTGTTAAAGTTTTAGTGTTGTCAGTTGAAATAACATCACTTCCACCTAATGTAGCAGTTGTCGCCTCAATATTAGCAACTAAAGTACCAGTTGTGATTGTTAAGTCACCTGTTGAAGCACCTGTCGCTGTAGTTGTTCCAACGATAAACTTATCAGCACTTTCGTCAAATCCGATAAATGCGTTATCTGAATCACCTCTTTCAATGATGATACCAGAATCATTAGCAGGCGTTCCTGTTGTTCCGTTACCTAATTCAAATAAAGTATCAGAAGCAACTGTATTTGTTGTTGAAATAGTTGTTGTTGTACCATTAACTGTTAAGTTACCTGTAACGGTTAAGTCCTGAGCAACTGTAATGTCATCTGGTAAACCAATTGTAATTGTACCTGAACTTTCAGATACGTTCACTTCATTAGCAGTACCTTGAATAGTAATTGTACCACCAAGATCAACAGCAGTTGATGTTGAACCGTCGGTTACAGTAATGGATGAATTTGCTAATGAATTATTGGCAATATTTGTAATTGTGTTATCAGGACCATTAATCGTTTTATTTGTTAATGTTTGTGTTCCAGTGTTAGTAGTTACTGTACTATCAATAGCAAAGGTAACTGTATTACCAGAACCACTTGTATCAATACCAGTACCGCCAGTAAATGTTAATGTTTCACTATCTAAATCAATAGATAAAGCACCGCCGGTATCAGCTTGAAAATCTAAATCCTGAGCAGTGACTTGTGAATCAACATATGATTTAATTGCTTTAGCAGAAGCAAGTGTATCATCACTTGCCGATACTGAACTTAAATCAGTATCTAAAACACCAGCGGCTAAATCAGCAACTTCTACGTTTGATAAAGAGTTACCTGTTCCGTTAGCGTCAAAAGTTTTGTTTGTTAATGTATCTGTACTTGAAGCAGTAATGTAAGAACCTAAGTCAGAAATGTCTGCCTCAACAATTGTAATAGTGTTGTTAGCAGTATCAATCGTTTTGTTTGTAAGTGTTTCTGTTCCTGCTAATGTAGCAAAAGAACCATCACTTAATGCCGTATTAAATTCTGCTGTCGTACCTGTTACAGTAGCTTCAGATAAATCAACTGTAATTGTATTTGAAGCACTATCAATGGTTTTATTTGTAAGAGTTTGTGTACCTGTGTTAGTTGTAACAGTATTATCAATCGCAAAAGTAACAGTGTCACCTGATGCTGTTGAACTAATACCAGTACCACCTAAAAGTGAAAGTGTATCAGTTGTTAAACTAATTGATACTGAAGTTGAACTGTCATCTACTAAAGTTAAAGTAGAAGCATCATCTCCAAATGTTAAGTTTCCTGATCCGTCTGTTTTTAGAACTTGTCCGTTTGATCCGTCACTTCCTGGCAACGTAAAAGTAACAGATGATGAAACGTTGTTAGGAGATTTTAATCCTACAAAATTTGTTCCGTTGTCAGTTCCTTCGTTAAACTTGATTGTTCCACCTACAGTGGTTGAATTTCCTATCAGTAATTCGTCAATTGCTTTATTTGAATCTACTAAAATAGCAGATGAAGCTGTAAGTGTTCCATCTACGTGATCTAATTTGTCTGTAAAATATTGTCCACCAATTACGGTTACGTTATTTGCGTCACCATTACCATCAACTCCACCTTCTCCTACAAATAATCTATCTCCATTGTTACCTTGAGTACCTGTACCATAAGTATAGGCTAATTCACCGAGTTTAAGTGTTGATGGCGCCGTAGTTCCAGATGAACGTTTAATCTGAATTATAGTTGCCATTTAAAATCTCTCCTGTTAATTAAAAACTTCCACCATTGAACGTTATCGTTCCTGTTTCGGTAGATATTTCTGTTTTTGTTATAAATTTGTCAGTGTTAGCATCATATTGAAGTAGAGCGCCATCTTGTAGTGATGTAGCATTTACATCATTTAAAGCACGTAATCTGTTGGAACTAGTAGCACTCGGTACTGTGACCGATACCTGTTTAGGTCCAGATGATGTAGTACTATTGATTGTAGCAGTTACGTTAGCCAATTTATCTCTCCTGTGATAATATTTATAATAATATAACGCTGAAAAAGATAATAAATTACGTAGTTACGCTAGGGGAAACAGTAATAATTCCTTCTATAACACGTGTGACAGTACTATCAGATGTTCTTAATATTTCAACATCATAGACATATCTAGCAGGTGCTTCTAAAGAATTAGTTTGGTCTGCTGTTAAGGAAAGGGTAATAACACCAGTTGTTGGTGTTGAAATAGCAGTGGTAAAAGAAACTCGTGTACGTGTGGAAGCATAGCCAAGAGCCATCTTAGCCGTTGCCGTGTGACCAGTTAGGTCAAAGACATCTCCATTGGTATCTTTGACCGTGACATCACTGGTAAATGTGGCACCTTGTTCGATTCTAAGATTTGCTACAGCGGCCATGTTTATTTCTTTTTAGTTTTTATTTCTTCTTTTGGCTGATCTTGTTCTAAATGTTTTGCCAATAAGTCTTTTACTTTTTGGTCATAGTAATTAGATAGTACATCAATTTTTTCAATTTCAATTACGTGTCTAACTCTATTTTGAACAATCTCGTTTTTTGCTACAATAGCATTTACCAAATCAGCTGGTAAACTTTCACTATCATATTCTTTTCCATCAATTGTTATTTTTGCCATGGTTTAATCACTCCTTATGATTTTATTTAATTTATTTAATAAGTCAGTGTTGAAAGAATATATCTAACAACACTAACTTAAATTATTTGATTACGCTGTGTAAGCTTTACCAGCAGTAATAGCAGCATTGACAGCTGTCATATCTTCACTTGTCCAATAGTCTTTTGCAACCATGAGTTCCAAGTGTTCTACGTTTCTGTCAACTGCACTTTGTTTATCTTCCGCTGATTCGTCAGCCATTTGTGAACCATCAATGATACCATTGATTAAGTCTACAGAATGACCCATAGCAGTAAAATCTTGTGCTATTTCTTCAGCTGTTTTTGTTTCTTCTGACATAATTATCTCCTTTTAATTAAAAGTTATTATTATTTATATGATTACTCACTAGAGCAATACACA